GTTTTCCCTAAGCACACCCGGATCGAAGTCTGATTCTAGTCCATTTCCAGGAGGAACTGGTGGCATACCCTCTATGCGTCGCCTGTTTTCCGCATCAAAATCAGTTCGAGGTGGCAAGAAGCCAGCCGGATATTCCACTCCGCGATTCTCGTACTCCTCCGGAGTGAGTACTCTGCCATTCGGTGGAGCCGTCATGCCACCCGTCAGGAGTCGTTGTCGATTTCCACCTAATCTGTTGTTCAAGACGTTATAAGCCATAACCATCATTGTGCTCCAAAATCTGCCTGTAGAAAGCCACTGCCGATCACCATCTTGGCGTCATCCGTCATCGTTATACGGTAAACCCGATCTCTGGATTGCCCAAGTTGACCCCATCTAGCACGATTGGCGTACTTGCCAACCTTGCCAATTCCCCTCCAATGTTCGTTACTCCATGTGTGACCGCCATCATCCGACCACTGCAACATAACCTGGGGATCAAGACTGGCTGTGCCTGTACCAGACTCGAATTCGATCTCAAGGCGTCTATGAAAGAGCCTCTCTCGCAAATTCTGTGACAAGACATGACGATCTTGCCTGATACGCTCAATCGGTACTCCAGCGTCCGAGAATTGAGTCCACGATAGCTGGAAAAGGTTCCCATCCTGGTAATCTCCAATGACATGCGTGCCATTGAAGAAGGCATGGGCATTACCGCGGAATCTCCCAATCGTATAGGACTTCCACTCGGCCCATAACCCAGATGCAGCATCAAATACCCACGTAGCATCCCCGGTCGGGAACGTCAGGATATAGAATATATGCCCCTCCATCTCCAGACAGTAGGCAAAAGCATCTGAAATCTTGGAATACCCAGCAATCGCATTCTCCACTGCATGTGTTGAGATGCGAACGCCCTGCAATCCATCGGACTGCATAATGATGCCATCACCATCTGGCCCTTGTGCCAGCCAATAAATACGCCCAGAGATTCGGCACGCGGAATGCGGCGCAGCAATACCCCATTCGACAAATCCTGATTCAATCGGCTCAAATGGGAAGTCTGGATTACCAGAATTATACCAAACTTCACTCGACCGCTCTCCTAGTAGCCAAAGCTCACGGTGATTGACCATGATTGCAGAAAGCTTATCTGGATCACGAATTGCCGTGGCGTAATCGGTCGCGGTCCAGGCAGTCCCATCTTCGCTGTTGGAGATATAGAACCGCCCTTTGTTGGTTGGATCATTGACCACGAAATAGCCGTCGATGTAGACCACGTGCGTAGCAGTGTCCGGGAAATCACTATCCGAGATCACCGTTACTGAACTTCCGGTTGTGGTATAACCATTCACCCCATCCACTATGATAAGTTGTGGAGTGGCATTGGCATTGACAGCAAGCCCAACACGTCCCGTCGCGGTGTTGAGTGTCCCAATCGTGCTGACGGCTCCCCCTGTTGTGACCTTCTTCAGATCACTACCCACCACCGCGTACAAATCGCCCTCAAGCTCTATCAGACCGCGGATCTCAGCAGCACCACCAGCAGCCCATGTCTTCAGACCGGGACGCCCATAGAGAGAAATCGGGTATTTGCCATGCTGATCAATCTCCGGAACAAGATTGACCGAGCGTTGGCCTGATATATTAACTGACCTGGATTCATTGGAACTACCGACAAACGCCAACTGCATTAACCAGTGTCCTTCCCGCTCATTTTGAGATGCCCTTATATTTCTCAAACGATCTCATTCCGCCAAGACCCAAAAGCCCGAGAAGCACTGGCATCATTTCACCTAACTCAACGCTCGGGAGCACAATGAGATACCCAGTCTGCCCCAGAATAAATGTCAACAACGGCTGGACGACGTATGCGTAGGCCATCGCTGCTCCGCACGTCCAACCAATAAAGGGCCTCCAAGCACTAACAAATGGAGTCCGTGACGCAGCTTCGATCTTGTTAATCTCTAGCTGCCCAATGAGTCCGGCAACCTCTGCATCAATAAGAGCCTTCTCCAGTTCCCGCTTCGCGCTGGCCTGAGCATTCTTGTCCGGCACAATGCGATCAATAACCTCGCCTGCAACCGGTAAGATCGAGGAAATAAGAGTGCTAATCATCGAATTACCAATGTCAGCAGAAGAAGGATGGTCGCGCCAGCGGTACTAACCAGAATCCGTTCTACGCGACGGAGCCTCGCGTTCTGCTGGCGCGTCTCGGTAGCACAGCCCACGACATGCTCCCGAACTTCTAGGAGAAGCGCATCAACGCGCCGATGGGCCGATGCTGCTGACCTTCGATCTCCCTCTCTATCCGCCATATTGCTTAGCCTTCCAATGCAGTTACACGAAGCTCTAGCGCTTCGACCCTTTCTAGGGCCTCACCCAGGGCCTTCACTGCCTTCATATAGAGAACAGAATACTGGATGCTCTTTGTAATAGTTCCTGTTGGTCGTTGGACTGGCTGACCAGACTCATCAATCACCTCCTCCATGTCAGGATGATCAATAACCAGGCCGGGCGATATTGGTTCTACGTCCTGCGCTACCAAGCCAAGCAACGCCCCCGCATCGGGGTTAGCAATCACATCCGACTTAAACCGGAAGTTAACGGCGATTTCAGAAAGGGCTTTGATGTCCTCCCACTGTGAGTTGGCGGGCGTGATGTCCTGTTTCAGCTTCCGATCTGAGATAGCACCGTAACTATTATCGTGATTTTGCAAATCTCCGTCAGCATATATAATTGCCCTAATTGCACTTGAGTCCTCACATCTAAGGAACACCTCAGTATTATTATCACGATCTGCTGCCGAGAAATCTATGTGGATTCCGTTGGGATCGGTTCCACCAGCGTTCGTTAATTTATAACCAAACGCCCCACTTCCCGTTGCAAACCGACTCGCTTCCTCTCCACCTGTAGCAACCACCACCTTGTTTGTGTCGAAGAATAGACCTGTGTCAGGATCGCCTGAGTCCGTAATTGTCGGGGCCGAGGCAGATCCGCTGCCAACCTTGAGAAGAGCAAACTGTACGGTATCGCCAGTGCCTACTCCTATTGAGGTCCGCAGTGTCGCACCGCTCTCAGCAACAGGATCGCCAGAACCATCGCCAACGATTATCTCGCTATCGGCCAATACAGACATCGCTGTGACACCGCCAGTGCCAGAACCCAGCAACACACCTCCATCGGTCAGTGATGCAGCGCCGGTCCCACCACTACTGACGTTCAATGTCCCGGTAGATGACGAGAACGCACTCAAGGCTACTGGGTCAGTGCTACCGTCTCCCACCACAATAGCCCCATCTGCAAGCACTGACATCGCTGTGACAGCGTTAGTGCCAGACCCTAAGAGGATGCCCCCATCCGTCAGCGTGCTCGCTCCTGTGCCCCCCTTGGCGACGTTGAGCGTGCCGGTAGATGATGAGAACGCACTTAAAGCAACAGGATCGCCAGAACCATCGCCAACTATGATGGCCCCATCTGCAAGCACTGACATCGCCGTGATTGCATCGGTTCCAGATCCCAATAATACCCCACCATCAGTCAAGCTCGATGGAAGCATCTTGCTGCTGACTAATACTTCTCCGACTCTACGTGCCATTAAGCGTCTGGACATATTATGCTATCCTGTTCACGTATCCGTGCATCATTACAACATTGGCAGATGCGGCGAATGCCTTGACAACTACGGACCCAGATATTGGGAGCCCAGGAATGACAAGATGCAATCCGTCCTCAGACGGGACGGTATATTCGATCAAGTCATCAGGCGAAGTAGTGCCGCCGAATTCGATAGTGAGCTTTCGATCACTGGAATCTGAGTTGATCGCCCACAACCACACCTCATCCTTGTCATTCGCATCTGCCGTGTGGATGGTTGTCCCAGCAGATGCAGTGGCAACCACCTTAATACCTTTTCCGTTCGTACTACCTGAGAGAAAGTTCTTTGTGACTGACATTAAGTAAATACCTCCATCACCATTGCCAGGTCGTGATGATTCACAGTTGAAGAGACATCGCCACCCGCGTCAATGCGTACCGACCGATTGGCACCAGCTACATATACGAAATTTGCAGAACCATCAGTGCGGCCAATGCCTATGACAACCTTCTTGTCGTAACTCGTTGGCATCGTCGGACCTGACGAAGAAGTGGAGATCAATACATCCACAACCGCCGTATCCGTACGCTTGATCAACCAGATATAATAAACTGTGTTATTCGCTACCGTGCCAGTATCAAGCCCACCAGCGTTGTCACCGACCGACCAACTGGCGTCGATTTGTTTCGTAATTTCACTTGAGAGAATGAGATCCTCAGAATCCGCACTATCTCTGGCTTCGCCAGCCGTTACATTCACATCATGGTCCGTATCGGTATCCAGGGTGATCAACATGCCAGCGACGTGATCCTTGTCGAAGACTGATGTCGAACTCAGGCCGTATTCGTCAATGGTCTGTATTGTCGTGTCAGATGAGTCGGTCACTACGACCTTATACTGACCATCCAGCCAAATCTGAGAGCGCCCTGCGGAGTCTAGGACTACCGGATTGGCATTTGCGTTCGTCCCCGCCACGGCATCATCTTCAGTGGGATAGGTGTCTTTACGAGTCGATGTTCCGATTTGATAGAAGTTGACCTTCCCCGCATTCAATGGAGAGGTGCTGGTGGCATCCAATAGTGCTACGCCAGGGGGCATGAATAGGGTATTCGTCATTCACTGGACTCCAATCTAGGCTGGAAGAACACCGACGCAGGCTCCGAATCCCAGATACTCAGCAGATATTTCTTCTCCGCTGCTTCGTTCTTTAACCAGCCCCGCTCTTGTATCGGGGTCCCAACTGCCGGGGCTAGTCGGACAGCTAGATTCCAGGTTACAGCCTCAATCCATTCCTGTGGGAAGTCAGGATCATTCCCAGCCGCGTCAAAATCCTCAATCGGCATTGCACCAGTGAAGTTGACTGTCTCGGCTGCGCTGTCCGGGGCATTCCACAAATAGAAATCTCCCTTGCTCAGTTGTGGGTCATAAAATCCCTGCACTGGCTTGCCCTCGCTCATCTTATTCGGGAGATCGAAATACTCCTCTCGTGAGAGCATGTCTGAGAATGGAACGTCCACTGGGGCTGTCGGATCAGTCCAAACGCGCCTGCGTGCATCTAGGATGCGAAGTGGACGAGCTAAGAGGGTTGTATATGTAAAAACAATATTATTGTCAGCAGCAGCGCTGGCAATGCCGGACGCAATCGTTATCGTCAGAGATGAGATTGAGGAGATGGTCGTCCAGTGGATCGACCCATCATCCAAGACAATGCCAATCGCGTCCGACGCTGCCATTCCCGTAACAGAATCCACTAGGATGGTCGTGTCACTCGACGAATGATCACCATTGACTTTGGTCACCACGGTATCGCTCGACAGCGCCGCCCTATCACCGGAAGCACCTAAACTGTATCTCTCTGTCCCTTTAGTAAGGAACAGAACACAGTCTTCGATCTTCCATAGATTAGTTCCATCAGCCTGCCATGCCTTGACCATGGCCTGCAATGCAGCGACTCCTGCCGCACTCTCTTCACTCGATGGGGTTTCGCCAAGCGCTACCGCGCCGCAAAGCCGGTAAGCATCATTGATTATGTTGTCGCGTGTACGTGTGTAATCAACGCTTCCAGATGTTGCCATTCAATCATCAATGCACCAAGAATATAAGGGGCTCGCCGAACTCAGGTAGGATCACGATTGCCCGCGCAATCTGATCTCCGTCACGATACATCGCCATGTGATGTAGGTCGTGCACACAATCTTGTAGTATATGCTGATCCCGCACAGAGGTCATCCAGACAGGGGCACGAGCCCCCTCCGCAGGATGAATCATTAGAGACTATCTGCCTCAACTTCATTAGTCCCTACAAATACATCCGTTCCAGGTGGCCTGACAATAGGAACACTCTGATCATCGGGCCTGCCTCTAACTTGATCTTGAGGATGTCTCTGCTCCCAAGACCTTCCCCGCACAAGTAGACCATTCCACTCCAGTTGGCATTCGGATGCCTTGACCTTGAATCCCGTTCTGTCACAAATCACGTTGTAATCACCGGGCTTATACCAAGGGTTCCCGCCGCGATCTGGCATCTAATATTCCTTCACCATATCCACGACAATAGTATATCTGTCCCCAGACGCAGCACCTATGGTGGTGAGTAGAAGATCGCCCGTATATCCTGAAGTCTCCGGATTCTTCAATCCACCAAAATGCCGGAAATCCCAATGAATCGTCCGATCTTGTGGAATAGTCAACGCAGTGATGTTGGTTGTTGCATCCCAGAGAAGCTCTACAGCCATTAGATGCGTGGACGCCCATATCTGCATAATACGGACTTGACCACATGCCTGCCCAGCCTCATTAGCTTGCAATGCGGATACATCCACCTTGGTAACACCGCTCTCACCATTTCCATCGGATGTATTGTTGAGTTGGATAATGAGCCTACGCTCATCATCAACCATTGTTCGTGTCGCTACTGTGTCAGCCATCTTCCTGTTCCATGGTTAAGATTTCTGCCTGTTCCCTAATGTCAGGCATGAATGTGATCGCCCCAACTGCCGTAGCCAACACATAATCAGGATAAGCACCCTTTGACCGCGGATGATATCCGTACAATGGCGGCTGCCACGGGTATGGCCTCCCAATCAGGCAATCCTCTGTCAATGCAATCTCTATCCCAGAAGCCAGCGCCCAGGCATAAAAGAAGTCCAGTCCGCTCTTCTGCGCGAAATACTCATTCGAGTGTTGATCAGTCAGAATATGATGTAGCTCAATACGATCAAACTTATTAAGGATAGCCATAGCCATCATGTAACATATCGTAGAAGTCAGGTAGGCCCTATTCTTGTCATTCCCGAAGAATCTCTCAATCACCGGCTGTAGAGGAAATCCTACCGAAAGAGGGATCTCCTCATAGTGTCGTTGCATAACTACAGGAACATTGAGATCATTCACATCCTCAACGAATCCTGAGTGCTTCCGCTCCATCCTGACAAGATGATCCATTGCGAAGATGTGAGTGATACCTACCTGCTTCCGATAGGCTAAATTCGCCCCCCATACTTCAGCACCAGAAATATCACCATCAGCAGGCCCATACTCACCAACGATGATGACGCGGCTCTGCATAAGCTAACTATGATGCGCCGGGGGCAGCGCTTACCCCCGACCCATCACCATACAGGTGTGGCTGCATGATTAAGATTGACTCCCAAGTGATTAGATCATCTCCACCATTTAAGAGTCCACAGCCGGAAGTATGTATCCGCTGGCGGTATCCGTCGCCGTACCATAGTTCTCGATCTGTCGCACTCCATCACAATCGACCAGGATCTCACTCGCAGTATCATGGTGCCCGATGAAGTTGTTGGCAACAATACCAGTGTTGGCAGTTGTATCATTATCAATCAGGAGGTCTCCTGCGGTATTGCCGACCACTACATAATTGTCGGCAACAACCACCTCGGTCAGGTCTTTCCCAGTCGCACAGAGAATAAGCTTGCAACTGGTCGCACCATCGCAAATCACTGAATTCCCAGTGAAGATCCCCTCCGCAAGATCAGCATTGATCTCAATCATCTCCAGCCCAGCAGTGTCAGGAGACACCCAACGACAGTTGGTGACCTTCAGGCCATCAGCTTCATTGTTTGTCGTCCCCGTTGCCTTGATTGGGCTAAGGAAATTCTCGTCATCCGTGTTGTCAACGAATTCAATTTGATCAAACCAGGCACCAACCGCCGTTACTCCAACTCCCGCCACCACATCGGCATGGCCTGATGCGAAGACCATATTCGACAAAGTAACGTCGGCGGCTGATATCACCGCCGTCACCGATGTACCACCGTCCATCAGGAAGCGTGGGCGTTGATTGAAATTCCCGAGACCAATAGCTGTGATCCCAGCTACATCAAGAGCAATCCCAGCCGCACCCGTAATAGTCTCAGCGTGGTTCGGCATCAATAGAATGACATCGCCATTGTTGGCCGTGCATTGACCGATAGCATAATCAAACGTGCTAAAGGGCCTGTCACGGGAACCTTTGTTCCCATCTGACCCATTGGCACTATTCACCCAAAATACGTTGCCTGCATAACTGTTCAGCACAGGCATACCAAGGATACTCACTCCGTTGGCGAACCCGCCAGGGTAATGAGACCCCTTCCAACCTTTAGTCGCCATATTTATTCTCCAGACAAGAGGGGCGACTCATAAAAGAGCCGCCCCTATCCGCCGATCAATATCGGCACTTGTGGTTATGCACCAGGCGAACCATATACGCCGCGCCAATCGGTAGATCCTACTGAAAGGCGGAAATAGATGGCCGCTTTGGCGTTCTTCGTATCGAAGTCATTGTCCTGGCTGAAATCAATCCTCTCACGCCAGATGAACTTCTGAGCCTCAGGACAATTAGTCTTAACAAACCAAGCATCCGTATCATTGAGGAAGGAATTAACCAAAATCCCCTCCGGGAATGAACCAGTAACGCGCAATGCGTTCACGGCATTGTTCGCTGTGTCATTCTGATTCACTGATTTCAATATACGGTTGGCCTCAAACTCAAGATCAGGGGGCACAATCAACTTCCGAGATTGCAACTGTACCCGCAATCCACGGTCGTTCTTGGCCTTCCGAATCTTGATCACGATATCTTCCAGAGAAGCTTCTGAGAGATCCGCTGCTGTCGTCAACTCATTGGACTGATCTCCAGAACTGGTTGGATGATCAGTAGCCAGCATCTCCTTGGCATCACCGAATGTGTACGAACTATTGAATCCACGATTGTAAACATTCGCTGCAATCGTCTCGATGGAATTAGCCGCCGAGAACGCCAAGGCCGAAGCCCGACGCCGGGAGACAACTTCATACAAATTGTCCCTCAATTCTTCATACGTCACGATGTAGCCAAGAGCATACGCAGTGTGCGTATAACGAGTCGTCTCACCCTGGGTCTCTGAATCATATGTAATGGATGTACCTTCCGGTTTCGCCGGAACCATTCCAAATCCAGTGACCTCCACATCCTCCTCATAATTCTGCTTTGAGGATGTGACCTCAAACATTCCAGGGTAGAGTTCTGGATAGCGTTTGTACTGACGCCCCCAGAATTGTTGCACCCCAGGCCATAAAGCCTTCGGATGATTACCAGTTGTGATAACTGCCATTGTTCAGTCTCCCCCCTAGATGCCCAAGATGCCGTCACCGGCAGCAGTGCTGCCGTGGGCCTCGGTATGGTTGGAAACCAGAACCTCGACCCGAGCATGAGTGAGTGTTGTGTCGTTATCATCACGATTCACCGCTCGTATGATCAGGAGTTGATTAGATGCGTCCGCTGCCGGGGCATCCGAAGTTGTATCAAGCTCCATACCAGAGCGCCCGGTTGATGTATTACCGGAGTGCGTCGCAATCAACACTGCATTCAAGCCCATCGATGCCGCAGGTATCGCCCCGTCAGCCTGAACTTCAAAAGCAAGATCAGGATCATCGGCGACCCACGCTACGCCCTCTGTGGACGCAGGACTATAGGCTCTATCAGGGTTCGACGGATCAGCGGCAAATGAAACAATCACGCCAGTCACGCGATTGCCATCTCCCACCGTTGCTGAAGTGATCGCTGGCAAAGTGCCAATCGGAGCGACCCCCACGCCTGGGACCTTCACTTCAGCGGTATTTGACGTGCCCGATTTGATAACAGCATCTCCCACGAATAATGCCGTGCCGTATGCGGCAGGAATATAATATGGGTTCGCTGCTCCATTGTAAGGGGCACCATTGCGATGCCGCATGGGCATAAGCCCACTCGGCCTGTCAACATTCGCCATGTTTTACTCCCAAAATGAAGCCCGCTTATCTCAAGCGGACTAGAGTTTATGCCAATAGGACCGAGTGATCATCGTGTCTCCACTGTGATTCCACGGCCCTGACTTGATGGATAGAACTTGCTACGGTCTGAACCGTCAGCCCCTTTGACCAACCCTCCCCGCAGCTGTTCATCAACTTCATCCAGTTCAGCCTGCTTGGCAGCCTGATCCTGGGTATAGAATTTCATCGGAAGCTCCATTAGGAAGCCATACTTAGGGCTACCGTTCTCATGCACGCCTACTATCTGGCGTATTCGTGTGTCTAGTTTAACACCCGACGACTTCTCAATTGCCTCTTTGTCCTGAACAAACTGATATCCAGCTTCTTCAAATCTCTGAAGACGCCCAGGATCTTCATTGACCCAGCGTCTATAGTAGCCCTTACGTTCGGGCGCTTGTAGCCTCTGCTGAACGCCGCCAACCGGCTTTCTTGGCTTCCTTTCCCTTCGCTCACGTCTCTCAAACTGAACTTCGTCTTTTTCTGCCATCACGCGACTCCCTCATTTGCGCTCTTGTTCAAAATATGCAGCAGCGTACTCCCCAAGAGATTTGAAGAGACCCTCTTCCACATACCGTTTACCGTGTGCGCGAGCTTCTGGCGGAAGATCGGCAGCCTTCCCGCTCCCAGTTCCGGCACGCTGTTGTCCCCCACCTTCAACGTGCGGAGCACCCCTACCGCCAGACTCACCAAATTTCGCAGGATAAGCCTTCCTGACTAGATTGCTCACTTCATCAAGTTGTCCTGATAAAGGCAGACCAGGCTTCTCTGCTTGCACATCATCCAGATAGCCAATCGCTAATCGCGTCATCGCGCTATCTTTATTAAACCACTGATTTTTCGATTCCCACGCCAACACTTCTGCTGGCGGTTTAGATTCCGGGTTATCACCACGCAGACTGCTCTCAACCAGCTTCCGATCACGTTCCGCAGCCTCAAATGCACCTTGATCACTGTTCCGCACTGCGGCACGCTGTCTCTGCTGAATGTCAGCGAATGCCTTGGCGTATTCACGCTCACTGACCTGGGAAATCACTCCGCCAAGATTATTAACTACAGTCTTCAGACGTTCAATCTCGCTGTGAGCAGTATCGAGCCGTTCTCGGCTGATCTCCTTGATATTCTCTCCGCGTTCAACAAATTCATCAGCATCACGCCAGATGTCTGGATCTCCCCGCCATTCTTCTCTTGGAACCCATCCATCCTTCCTGGCACGGACCTCAACCTCAGTCTCAGTCTCACTAGATCCCACATCCTCCTGAGTAGTATCAACCTCAGTGGCATCTTGCCCCTCTGTCTCGTCGATCATCGTATCCCTTCCCTATTCTCTGAATCATCATTCACTCATTAAGTGCGCGTATTCTGCGGGATCTTCATTCCTTCCACGATTGGAATCCCAAACACTCTCTCTATTATTGGTCCCACCGTTACGCGACCTGGCGTCGCTCCAGTTCTTTTTATCATATCTAATGTTAGATCCTCTTTGGCTGTCCATAGCAAAGCCGCATCCCGGCTATCAAAGACGAAAGAGAGGTGGGATACGACACCTTCTGCCGTGATCCTTCTTCCCTCTTCATCAAAGATCCCCCACTTACCAGTATCAAGATCGATCTCCT